GAGCTATGTGATATAAAGCGCCATAATGGCGCCCACGTGACAATTAGGAAGGCCTGGGTTAAGAGCACTACATACTCTAACCCTCTCCTACCCAATCGTGCCTATGCCGTTCTATACGAGGACGTAGGCACTAGCAGATGTAGTGTACTTATCCTGGCTAGGAGAATACGCAGCGGTAGGTTTATAGAAGTAACGGGTAACGTTAGTAACGGCACGTTAAATAACGTTACCTTTAAAACATTACCTTAGGGTAAGTCACATGACAATCGTATTGGGAGCGCTGGCCCTCATAGTATCTCTGATACCATATCTGAGTATTGAGATACTGCTAATGGCCCTTATGCCGCTTATTAGCGGCGATAACGCGATGGGCGTATTAGCTATAGTGGTAATTGGCACTATCACCAGTGAGGCCCGCATGAGTAACCCGGCCTTCACTGGTATGAGGGTAGTTACCGCCACTAGCGGATATGACGCATCGGCTTCGCTGTTAATACGCATCACCAGCCTAATTGGTGGCATAGTAGCCAGTCTAGGCATAGTAGTCATGGACCAATACATCGGTGTATCTCATATGTGGATAACGCCATTAATGATGGCCATCTTCATATTGGTGCAGTGCTGGGGCCGCGTCGAGATGGTAGGTCTAGCTATTATCACGGCTATCTTCCTATGGTTCCTGCATAGTCAGCCCCACGCTACTACCGTCCTGGGTATGGGGGGCTACGTTATGGCCAGCCTAATATGCCCCGCTAGACGTAAGACTGAGGACTGCGAGACCAGCAATGCGCTGGGCATCGCTATATCACTAGGACCATTCCTGGCTATTGGGTTACCTGTAGCCGCAGCCGCCCCTGATGGTAAGACTGAATCCTATCTCGAAGCGGTAGTGCGGGGCATATCATTGGGACTAGTCATGTTAGGTAATAGTAGTGGGCGAGATGCCATGAGTTCCTATCTGGCCCTAACGGATGTAGATCAGTTGAATTGGCCCGCCTTCGTCGGCGTAGTAGTGTTACTGATGCCCCTATTCTTATCAGCCTATTGGCTGACCATCTGGATGATAAGGAGCCCTATGTGGCAACGCTGGTTACACGCCGGCCCCACTCGCCTTATCAATCTAGTTGTAACGACGGCCACGCTGGTCGTGTTGATGGCATCGGCTCACGTTAGTATTGTATTCCTACCGGGGGCCGTATGTCTAGGACTGATGTATATGGTAGAGGAGTTATCAGGGATAGATAAGATGCTACCCTTCCCCATACTAATAGTCATCAGTTACATAAGCCAATGGGGCTCCTAGTGCCCCACTAGGCCCCCACTGGGGGACATCGACTGCGGCCTAATCGGCGGCACTGGGTGTACCCATCCATTAACTACATACGCCGGAGAGCTATATGAAGCCTATAGAATTAGATGCGCGTCACGTAGCGTATCTATCACTGTTCATGTTCGCGGTGATCGTGCTGGTCATCACGCATAGTGTAGCGGTATTGCTAATCGTAGCATTCCTGGCCCGCGCGCTCTATCTATCGAGCTCCAAGCGGAGCAATGCGCGTATCATACTATCACCTAATGGTGTAGAGAGTCGAGTAGGCGGGAAGAGCTACTGGAAGATAGGAGAGGTAGGAAATGTCTAGCTACCCCATTCATCTATATAGTCTAGCCATTAAGCCACGATATAGAGGACTAGTAGTTCTCGTATCCAAGGCATGTCTAGAGATGAAGAAGGCCCCCGCAGGGGGGACCAGCCGTCAAGTATGGCCATACTACGGAGCCCGCCGCGGAGAAGAGTGGCCGCACCACTAAGGGGCACCAGGTCCCGCCTTATCAATTAACCAACTAACGAGGTAATATGAAGCTCAGAATCAAATTGACACGTAGCAACGCAACCCGACAAGTAACACTTACTACTAGCCCTAAGAATGGCAACACGGTGCTAACTGGCACCGTGGTGGAAGCCTCTGATTATCAATTGAACGTGAATGGTAACCTCGTTGATGTCAGTGAGTTAGCCATTGGGCTGACTGTTAATCTAGTATTCAGACCACAAGATACTGATACTATAGCCAAGCACGTAGCTGATGGTTACCGTATCCATGGAAATGGCAGTCCATTCATCACGATGGTGATTGAATGTCAAACTAAGAAGCCCGCAGCCGGGGGCAACATAATCATCATGGGGGACGACATTGAGTCAATTGACTATGAAGCATGGAATGACGATACCTTCGTGAATGAGGACGAGTTAGATATGCTCTTCAGTAAGAAGGCAGGAACTAAGGGGGCAGGAGCTAATGGAGCAGCGCGTGAAGTAAGTACTCCTGAAGCAAGTGTTCCCAGTTGGTTCAACCGTAAGGTAACTCTCCAGTGTTAATAGAGAGCTAGAGTAGCCTAGCTATAAATTACACGGCCCGCGGCTACTAGCGGGTCAACCCCGCTCATACCAGAGGGCGCGTAATACATTGAGTAAACTAAACACAGCACTAGAGGTAATAGCAGAATGGTTAGAGGAGTATGGCCCTGCCCATCTCCCCATTCTAATGCGATACGCCTTACTAGAGAGATACACATTAACGAAGGCCCGAGAGATGGGCCACGATATTAATATATGTACAACAGCGTTCAAGAGCCTATGGATAGAGGCCAATGATGAGGAGGTGCAGATCGCGATATTACTGGGGAGGTATCTAGAGGGAGGAGGAAGAGTAGAATACTTCCGAGAGAGGCCCGAGCTAATAGAAGCGATGGGCTACTTCATGGCCCTAGGAGACCACGAGTTTTACAGAGAACTAGACAATAAGATAATAAATGCGGCTAGAGAGAGAGCCACGCGGGCAAGCAGTACTAGACTAAACAAATCATATGCAAACTAAATACACAATACGAGCAAAGGATGGTAGATACCTCTCTCCCATTACTAGAGAGGAGGCAGAGGAGTTACTAAAGAGCGGCCTAATTAAGAAGGATAGCGAAGGCGGGTACATCATGATGGGGGACAGCGCGTTTGCCGTCAGTCAGTACGTGATGTACTGTTGTCAGGACTTATGTGATGATTTAATAAATAATAAGACAACAGCTACCGCCGAACAGCCCCGCTCCTTATAAGTAAACAGCCCCTATAAGGGATAGAGCCGAGAGGTAGAGGGGCCCGTCGTAATTGTGAGTACAGCCTCATAGCAACAGCGTCACACGTAGGCGGCCTGCTCCCTCCTGAAGATATCAAGTAGGGGATCGATAGTAGATCTAAGGCCGGCCATGAGATGACGAGCTGCATCAGTAGGTAGGCCCCGCCACCAGCGCTGCACCCTCTCCTGAGCCCAATCGAGGCCCAATCGCGTCATAGTGCACTGTAGTGTGCGCTCAAGCAGGCAGGTGAACTGAGCGAGGGGGCGTATATCACCACTATCGGTACCGTAGTGTGCTACCCACTGAGAGGGGTCAGCGATAACCTCAGGATTCTGAGTAGCGTGGGCCAGGAGTTTATTCTCGATGGGGCTCACGTACCAGAGATTACCATAGTCGTTGTTAGAGGGGTTACCATCCAGGTGATGTACCTCCATGAGGCCCGCGCGGCAGACCTCACCGCGGCGTTCTCGTCTCCAACCAGCAGCGGGCCGCCTATCAGTGTAGAGAACTATCTGGTGAACATATACCAATTCCTTACGGACGTTAGAGCAATGGAACACGAAGAAGCGGCACTGCTCGAGATAGTCGAATAGTCGCTTGTTCTCCTTAGCGAGAACGTACTGGTAGCCACTGGCATTGGTATGAATAGTGGCAGCCGCGAGATAACGGCGGGCCCCACCTAGCATAATATGCATAGCGTGGTAAGATGGGCGAGGTTCGAATCCGCTACTTGAATATTTTGTTTCCATATGTTATACTGGGGGTATTCCTTCCTTTTTTACTACTGTGTTGCCGGGAGCCCCCACGATGGGCCCCCGGCATTTTCTTATCTCTGGGTCCCCCCTCCATCGGAGGCCGGGATCGAGAGATAAGAAAATGCCCTACAGATGCATATCCCCCCTCCATCGGAGGCCGGGACGCCATCTATAGGGCATTTGATTATCCGTTGATCGCGGGTCCCCCCCTCCATCGGAGGCCGGGGTCACAATCTAGGGATAGGTTCAACCTACTGGCCAGATATTCAGTAGGTCTAGATCATGCTCACTGACCAGATATTCAGTGAGCACTAGCATATATACATTATACATCAAAATTATCATCGTGGCAATAATGCCGATGTACTAATTAGCGAGGAAGGCCCGGGCTCTAGGAGGTAATTACCGTTACCTAGTACAACCCTCGATGGCCATAAGTGGTGCTATCTGGGCACCGGCCGCATCTCTGTGAAGGGGGGTGATTATTAAGGCTAATTTTGTGGATATGCTAGCAAGATGGGCCTAAATAGTCTAGCAGCCGCACCTCTATAATCCAATACATCCATTATACCACGCCACTACAGTGGTGTCAACCCCAACATTGAGGATACAGTCAACTAATATAAGGCCCGCGGTATAACGGTACGCGGCCGGTGTAGCTCAGTATTGAGGCCATACTGTCACGATGGTGAGCCCTACTACGGTATAAGGAACCAGTGTATAAGCTCAGCTACTGTCATATACTAAGGGCCCGCGATGTTATAACACAGTGGGCACTGTGGTAGAGGGGGCCCCCTCCTTATAACCACTCCCATAAGGACGAGGGGCAGAGCAGGTATAGAACAAGGACTATCCGCAGGCCCCAATTAGAATAATACACACAATAGTGTCATACGATAGTCTAGACGGCCAAATGATAGAATACATGTGCCAATATAATAGAACAGCCGATGAATAATGAGAGTAATGATATAAATTACGCTAAGACGCGACTAGATGCACACAGCATACCCTGGGTGCCTATCAGCGATGAGTGCCTCCGCATCACAGTGGGAGAGCGCTCCTACTACTACTACCTGCGCCGGGGGAGGTGGCGGGCCAGAGGAAGCAATAGGGAGTATAATACACACTCTATCGACCACCTAATAGAGTTCCTCTCCGGGATAGGCCCCTATAAAGGGGAGGGATAGGCCCTGTTGTGGGCCTGTGGTGGACCCCGCGTTATCGGGGGCGGCCCAATAAATTATTGGTTACAGCGTCTAATAAACAGCTTCACCCGATTGGGGGAATCGCCAAGGGCGGTTTATATGTCATCCTGAGGAGAGGATAGGCCTAACTCCCTTACGGGAGTCCCTCCCCCAGTCGGTCGCTGCTCCGTGGCTCTCATTACCTGCGTGCGCTGCCCCCTCCCGCCTGCAAGGGGTCATCCCCTCCGCCCCGTGTGGGGCCACATACCTATCGGTATGCCGTTTGACTTACCTGCCATCATCACCTTATCGATGGCAGGTGGGTGTCGGGTACCCAGGTGGTAGTGAGGCAGTCCTGGCCTCATTCCCTTCGTGCTCTCGTGAGTTAGGGGCACGGCGTACGCAGTATAAAGCTTCGCCTTACGTCTGCAGATGTGTTATACACATGCGTATATTATAGCACAGGGCCCCCGCCCTGTCAATACCCTATCAATTAAAATGGATGAGCCCATGAATAATGAAAACTTCCCTGAGTTTGATTACGCTAAGGAATGTCTAGATAAACACGGCATTAAATGGTCCTCTGTTGGTAATGGGTCTCTACTCATCAACGTTAAGGGCCGCTTCTACTACTACTATCCGACGCGTAACCGCTGGCGGGCCAAGGGCTCGAATAAGGAATATAGTATCCGTTCCATTGATTATCTAATAGAGCTTCTAAGTAAATAAACGTCAATGATTAACCTGAGCATAAACAACGTAAATATCAAGACGCGCCACATTAACTCAGACTTGTTCTACTGTGTAGGACTTACAGCGCATAGTTGTGGGCCCGGCCGATTACAGTAACAGTGCCTTATACTATCGTGTAGAAGGCGCACAACTGCTATGCGCGGGCCAGACTGATTTCACTGTGGAAGTGTAGCGCTGAGCTACGTAATGGATACCAGTGTATAAGCATACGGTGAGTTCGAGCCTAACGCAGTTATGATTGGTTCAAGAACGATAAGATCAAGGCCAATAGCGTGATAAGCTACCGTGTAGAGTTAGACTGCGGGCCCGCACTATCCATGGCCCTCAAACAAGTAATAACTCAACATGAGGGGCAATAAGCCCGCGGGCCCCTAACCCGTAGTAGTGGCCTTAGCACGAGCGGGGCCCCCCATAGGAGCACAGCAGGTATACTGCTGAATAATAGACTATGAGACCATAGCTACGGCCTCCCAACAAGCAGAATTGGCCGATTGGTATAGGCACCGTCCTCATAAGACGGCTTAAAGTGGTTCGATTCCGCTATTCTGCATACAGCGTTAGAGCAAAACCCACAACGTCATATAAGCATAACCTATCAATGACCATCAGAGTGCCATTCTACCCCCTGAGACAAATCTATTAACTATTGATTGTAGTCTATACTAGCGTCACTTAGTATAGACTACAGTATTGTATATCGATAAGCTATACTTATCAATTAAATATTCCACAGCTTCTCTCACCTCAGATAAATATGCCCATAACATACAGTTAGAATATGTAACAATTCAAACAATAAAAATTGGGGTTTTTAATACAGCGTTGAAAATACGGCAAATATCGCCGTATTTATCTATATTTAAACAAACATTAAGCTACCAAATGCGAGCGAAACCTAGGCAGAGAGATAGACAAGAGTGAGTAGCCACTTAATTATTAAGGAGATATAGGCATGTCAAAAACAGTATTAGCTTTATATGTGACCCTTACTGTGTTCGTAGTGATTCTAATGTATATGATGATATCAATAATATCTGCTGGAGAGCCCGCCAGCGATACATGTAGTGAAGAGAGTAGCCACTTAATTATTAAGGAGATATAGGCATGTCAAAAACAGTATTAGCATTAAATGCAATCTTTACCGTATACATAGTGTTCCTGATGTATCTAATTCCTAAGGTAGAGCCCCCCGCTAATAAGTGGGGCCTTGTCGCGTTAATATGCGCCATAGCAGTGGTATGGGTATCAATCATGTCTGATGGAGGGCCCACCAGCGATACATGTAGTAGAGTGTTACACTATTCTACATCCAGGCTATAACACAAGGCCCGCGTCATAATAAGGATATGTTTCTATATAGCAGCGTGGGACAAGAGTGAGTAATAGGAAATCCGCACTTAATTATTAAGGAGATACAGGCATGTCAATAACAGTATTAGCGTTAAATGCAGTCTTTACTGTGTTCGTAGTGATTCTAATGTATCTAATAGAGTAGAGCGCCGCGCTAAGTGTGGCCTTGTCGCGTTAATATACACCATAGCAGTGGTATGGGTACTAGCCATGACTATTGAGTTACACTCTAGCCTATAACACTGTAAACTTAATACTTGTAGTGTATAACACGAGGCCCGCGCCATAATAAGGAGGCCCGCGCCATAATAAGGATAGGTGGAATGATGTAACCGACTCCACTATCCTGCATATAGTAAACGTTATCGAGAATTAAACTCAGGAGGAAGATAATGATTTTATTGCTTTCGCAGATTGGTGGATTAATCTTCTTTGTAATTTTGCTTCACAGGCTGTTACATCACTTCTATGTAGCGGCCTGGGACAAGAATACAGATAGATTAATAAGAAAGGGTAAGTAACGGCATACTAGATATAACACGGCCCCCCCCCAGTTAGGGCCGCACTACAAGCAGGATTGGCCGATAGGTGGAGGCACCGTCCTCATAAGACGGCTTAGAGCGGTTCGATTCCGCTATCCTGCATTCAGAATTAATATAAGCCCCCCCCTATTAAGGATACCATAATACTATGGAGACAATTCAGTTTTTTTGGAACAACAAATTCATATCAAAGCATAAAACTAAAAAAGAAGCTTTTAAACAAGCATTAAGTTTTATGAAAGATCAAAACTTTGGATTTTGGGAAAAAGACTCATGCTCTTTTCTAGATACAACTGATCAAGAATCAGAATCGAGGCTTTGTAGAAAATTTGATGATTGGATTTGGGACAATTGGGATAGTGTCGCAGTTTAACCCCCACGATACGGAAATAGGTGATTAGATTAAACTATGAACAAATAGAGGTAACAATGTTTTTCCCTTCTAGTAATCCCATAATTGATCGCATAAATTCCGAAATATTCTTTGATCGCTCAAAGAATTTTAATCACCGATCTATTGCTTCCCTTGATTCCTATCGAGGAAAGGTACTTACTCGAATCAATCTTCTTCTTACTGAAGAAACGCGACAAGAAATCTGGGACGCTTTTTATTACTGGTGGCAAAAAAACAACGACATTGATTATTGGTATGCGTGCCGTGAACAAAAAGATTTCAAAGAAATGGCTGATTGGATTATTGCCAATTTTTGGCAAGAATTACAAATCGAGCAAAAACTAAAGGAGCAGCAAACAAAAGAGCCTATTAAAATTCCTTCCGAGAGCGACTTAGAAGATGCCTTACAATGGGTAGAAAATACTGACTTTCATGGAAGTGAGAAACAAGTAAAATGGGCAAAAAGCATAGCTTTAAAAAATTTACAAGAGATTGTAAGTGCATGGAAAAAAGGAATCGAAATCCCTATTTTTGCTAAGTGGTGGATCGAAAATAGAGGCAATATTAATTTTTAGTAAATGTCAATTATCAGTAAACAACCATTAATAGGAGCAAAACCATATGTACAGCATTGACAATGATAGCTCAGATATTCAGCGAGCTTATTGGCTAAGTGAAGGGCAAAAAACCGATAATTATTACGATAAGATGCGTATAAATGTTCCCATTGCATCTTACGCTGAGAATGCAGAAGGAGCAACTAAATTATCCGACTTAGTGATTAATTTAGTAAAACACCATGAATGTGGTCGTCAATTAATATCTAAAGAAAACTTGTTTTTAGACGTTAATTGGGACGAAATAGAGGAGTTTGTTGCTTTACAAGTAATCACTCCCAAAGGGTGGGATCACCCTTTGGTTAATTCTGAAGATATTGTCGTGACGCATAAGACAGACTATTGTATGTGCAATATATCTGTAGAATTGTTTGATCGTGATTCTTAATTTAATCAGCGTAGAGATTGATATGGTAACGTGGCCTAATAATGAGGCCCGCAGTGTTCAGCTGATGAGATACCTGCTCGACACACTGAAGCTACAGTATACGGAACACGAGGATGGGTTTATAATCAGATTGCATAAGTTAGTATATACCAATGGCTCCACAGCACTAATAGTGCCAACGGCATATACAAATAAACTACTACGGTGAACAGTGTAGTATATCACAAGGGGCCCGCCTCCGCATTACAGGAAGACCCTTTAATCGAAGGAAGCAAGGAGATTGATTGACTCTTGGACGCAACAAAGACCCCATCACGATCAACGTCAACGCACAAGGCCTTGTCAGCCTGTTGATTTTCCTCAAGAAACCACTTAAGAGATTTACCAAAATCGGATTCAGGATCGACCGCAATCAAAAATAGTTTTTTTGCCATAAGGATAGAGGGGGAGAGTAAAAGTGGCGAAGAGAGAAGCTTGTCTGTCAGTCGATTATATCACGAGGGGCCCGCCTCACTCTCAACTACATACAGCCCTAATGAACTACGTCTATTATCAATTACCTCTCTGACAACAGGGAGGTATATCAATAGCTAATCAGCTCCATAGGCGAGGCAGCATCTCCTTGCACTTATGTATATACCAGTGACCTTCAGAAGGAGTGTTATCTAGCGCTTCTTGGAATAACATATCGCGCAACTGTCGTACAGTCATAAATGAAACAGGCTCGTGCAATAGACGTTGTGCTTGAGGAGTAATGCTGGGCCCCACAAATATAAACTCAACTGGCGTGCCGAAGTGGTTAGTGGCTAGTTCTATATAACCCTTATCAGCTATAGTAGATACTACGTCCTCTACGTCAATAGGGTTAATCTTAATCTCTATGACCTGTGTATTACCATTACTAGAACGGCATAGGTCAAAGCGACGAGTGCGGGCCCGACTCTCTAGTGTGTTAATTACAGTTAACTCCCTAGTGAAGGGGTTAGCAGTATAACTAGCTAATAATACTAGATCCATCTGTATCTCAAGCTCAGAGTTATAAGTGGGCCTCGCCTCTACGTTACGTATAGATGTAGCTCGTGGTGCAGGTGTTGTCTTAGTTCCCTCTACACTGCGAGAGAGAGTGGGGCCCAGCCTAATGTTATTATAAAGAGCTATACGCCCATAAGCCGCTGTCCAATTACATACCCATAAGTGATTATTATAGTAATTGACATCGTAGTAAGTATATAGTGCTCTTTGGAATGGTTTAATAGCTACAGCATCTAACTTAATCAGACGTGGCCTAGGTAGACCAGGTTTATCTGCCCAGGCGCGCACGATAGGGTTAAATAAGTTCCTGACATTGCTGACCGACATCTTAAGCCTTTGCGCTATTTCAGGCATTAAGAAGTAAGCATCTTTACCGTCTCTATCAGGTACCCAGGTGAGTTCGTATTCATCAACCCAATGAACTAATTGATCTAATATGGGGCCGCGCAATTAGGGTACTCCTTAAGTATGGCCGTAGATAAATCTGGTAGTGCAGCTGGCATATTTGAATCCTAAAGTAATTATTCTAATAATAACATACAACTATTGATAGCACACAAATTGGCTTGTGTGCTATTAATTAAACAAATAGTTACTTTATAATCTTCCTATGCGGCTGTATGATTAGTACTCATTATATCAAGCATTTTATCTGCTTCTATAATATCACTCTGCTGCTCGCTGTCTGGAAGCATGTGGTAATCAGTATCCATCTGTCTGGCCCACCTCTTTACCAGTGATGCGGGTATTGTTACAGAGCCATCACTATTTACTATGGATTTTGAAAAGAGATAGCGCATCCACCTTGACCAAGCCTCGTGGGCATATTCTGCAAGTTTTTCTCTGAGCACAAATAATCTCCAAAGATTAAATCAATTAATAATCCACAAATAATTATAATAGCATACAAGTTAACTTGCGTGCTATTAATATATCGCCGTTAATATCAATGTACCACTAGTCCCCTAATCCAGTATACGCTTTTCTTTATGCTTTATCAAGCTCGTCAGTTAATAATTTAATATGAGTTTCTAACTCATAGACTTTATCTTCTAAAGCCTTAATTTTAGCGTCTTTAGCTTCCAGTTCGGTCATGTTAACAACTCAAATATTGTCATCGGAATAAGAAACGACATAAGCTTTTAGATCTGACATAATTACCTCTTGGCTTTACTGTATTTTATCAAATCTAAAACAGTTTTAACTGCAATGGTGGGATTATCTTGAGTCCCATCTAAGCTTTTTCTCTAGCAGTTCCAAAGACGTGATAATAAAGATTTTGAGTCATAGATCGGGAAATGGGGTTGTAGGTAAAGTAATTTCGCGGGCAACGCCTTTGGTAATACGGTATTCATCGATATATCCGTTTAATGTTTCTGAAAATCCGTCACCAAATCTTATTGCAGTAGCTGTAGATGCAAAAGTAAGATTAGCTGTAGCAGGCGTACCGCTAACTCCATTTAGCCAAATCCTAAAAACAGAACCGCTCCTTGTTACCGCGAAATAACTCCACTGATTAAGCGGAACAGGTGAAGGAGACAAAGCTATAATAGCACTATCCGTCGTTATAGCAAAAACGCCACTTTGACGAAAATTAATATAAAGAAGTCCGTCGGTAGTCTGAAAAAGATTAGGGATCACCAGCAACAGGAGAATAGCTTTGCCCGTTAACGCTAAATTGAAAATAGAGATTATTATAAGAAGTCCACGTTCCTCCTTGATTGCTACTAAAAAGGGAACTATTGTTTCCAATCGACCAGCCAGACTCCCCTGTTTCGTTAACAGAGTTAGTTAAAGCCCATACATATTGTCCGCTGCCGCTTCCAACGACTAACCAGAAAGTAGTATTAGCGGCTAATGTTTGCGGAGTGGAAAGGGTAAAAATATTATTGGCGGTAGTGGTAGTAATGGAACCAGGGTTAGTAAAAGTAAAACTGGTGATCTCACTACCAGGAGTCCCAGCGTTGTCGTTATAGAGACGAACGAATAAATTGTTAGGTGGAGTAGCTGCAGTGATTTGTGCAAACCGAAGAGTGATTGATGTAAGGACAAAAGGGTTGGTGCCAATTGTAAAACTCGAACTTCCCCACGCACCAGGGGATATTTGACCCCCTACCACAGACGTAGTAATTGGAGGTAGATTGCTAACAAGATTTATTACCTGATTAGGGATTGGCATCGGATCAATGTTCAGTGGAAGCATTAGGGATTCTCCGTGTAATCTATCCGAAAACTGATATTAATTAATCCTGTAATCGAAGTAAAACTAATTCTTAATCTTCCGCCCGCGCTAAGAATGTTATTAGCGGTAGCTAACTGATCGGCCAATACCGTAGTAGTGCAATTCAAGCTATCGAGTCCTGTTATAGTATTCGTGCCATTTTGAATAGAAATTACGGCACTCCCACTACTCAGGGAGTTGATTAGTCCAGAGATTTTATTAATTGTTACTCCTGTGGGAAAAGGAGGTAAAGTTAGTATTTTTGGAAAATTAGTACCCTCTAATCGCGGATCATTCGCAGTAAGTGCAAAAATAGTAATTGGCCAAGAATCTTCAACACTTCCCCCACCCTCCTGATTTATGGCGTAAGCCGCGCTTCCCGTAGCATCGGCGACATAAATCATGATTCCACTCCCTACCCTGACAAAATAAACGGCATTGGGAGTTAGAGTAGAAGGTAAGCCTCCTATTACTTTTTCAGGGTGAAAAACTACCATGCAATTGTCCCCTCCCAGCCAATTTTGGGCAAGGCATTATTATAGGTAAAAAGTGCATCAACATTTTCTCCTATTTTATTAAGTTGGGTCAAGTTGCCATTGTGAGTGTGACTATTAGATACTGCCGTATCAATAGCACTAGGAGAGCTAGTGGGCTTCCCTTGAATATTTGTCCACTGGAGAATTAGATCGAGTGATTCCGCTTCACTTATTTTAATCCAAGAAGTTGTGGAAACCCGGTAGAGATAAGTAGCCGCGCCGCTTGCCACAGTGGAATCGCCAGTTGCGTCTAAGACTAGAACCTGAGTATTCTTAGTAAGAGACAAGGCATTTCTTGCTGCTATATCAGCCACGATTGGCATTTCGCCAGCTAACCCAGAAATTGAAGTATCGATTAGTGCCTGAATATCGGCATCTGTCAGCAATCTTTTTAGAGCAGTCCCAGCGTTATTCGAGACATATATTTCAATATAATTCGGCTTTAATGTCGGAGCAACAAAAAAAACAGCATTAGGGTCGCAGGGTAGTGATGGGACTGCAGTTAATTTAGAAGGCTTAAAGGTTGTGGTCATGTTTTTAGTTTGTATCCATTGAGGTTTTAGGCTATTAAGCCAATCTTGTTCGGCGCCAGTGTCTCCAGTTCGGTCATGTTGGCGACTCGAATATTGTCATCAGAATCAGAAACGACATAAGCTTTTAGATGTGCTATAATTATCTCTTGGTTTATTATATCAATAATAAAACAGTTTTAACTGCAATAGTGAGCATCTATTATTTCCTCTATTAGTTCATCTGGAATAGGTTTTATAGGTTGGTTTAATCTACAAGCTAAAGGAAATCAAGTCAGAAAATCAGTAGCAAAATTTTGCCAAAAGTAAAAAATTACAAATATCCAGCAAATTGCACTTCTAAAAGAGCGATTCTAGTACCGCCCCAAACATTATTAATCAAAAATTTAATAAACCTTGCTTGAACGGGAGTCCAAGAGATAACAATCAGCGCGAATTTTTCTACACCCAATTACTAGCCAAAGGGGAATTATTCCTAAAAGGGTGATTTGTGGGAAGCCGCAAATTTATTCCCGCTTCCCAGGCAAAATGTCCTTCAAGAACTTGCCTTCTAGTAGCACTTAAATCACTAGGGATAATAAAAACTGTCGCCATTAAAACAGGATTAAATCGAGTAAACAAGGTACTAGCTCCTATTGACATTGGGCTAGTTCCTAAATTAGTTCTTAATGTTTGATTAAAAGAAAAAAGTCCGTCCGTAGCACCATTCCCCCAAGACTCAATTCTATTATTAGTAATTGTGGCTACAAAAAGGTGAGTTTCGTTTAGTGAATAACTCATAGCTCCACTACCATCATAATTAGGTTGCTCACCACTGGTAGATGTGCAATAAATCGCACTTCTCAAGTTATCTTTGATTAATAAACTATGCCCGGCGGTAACACCGTATCCATCTCCATAAAAATCTAGCAAGGAGCTATAAGGCACATAACTTGAAGCCCGAAAAACGACAAATATTGTAAGTGGATATTGATAAGCCCACGCTTCAGGAATCCGTTGCAAACAATCATTTACTCCGTCAAAAGATAAACTTCCTCGGCTATTAATTCCGTTTGAAACAAAACTTGGACTAAAAGCAACATTTGATGCAGAAAAATTTCTGCCAAATCCACTTTTATCAGACCAAGTTCCGTTTGAATAAGTAGCGGAATCAAACCCATCTAACCATAAAGAAGGGTTAGCTATAAGAGGATTAAATAATTGGGGACTAGCATCAATTATTAGCATAGCTAGTTAAAAAGTGCCGTTATTTTAAGAATATCTTGACTTAACAATTGAGATAACAAATTGTCGTCATTGAATTGTTCTGTCACTGCTTGCAGAATATCTGATTCAGAAATCAGATTTAATTTCCCTTCATTATCAATAGAAATCGCAAGTCTTGGAGTTTCTCCAAACACAGCGGCGGTCATGCCTAACTTAACTACATTTAACTTAACATAAGGATTAAAAACAATCATTTCTGACAAAATCCTTTTGTAAACGTAAATCTTGACGGATTGATCATTAATCAAACTAGGCTTAATCTGGCTATCGAAAAAAGCTTGATTAGTTGATATTTCATTAAAAGTCCCAGCTACATTTGTTAAAGCAATTTGGTATCTTTCCAAATAATCGGGGCTATTTAAAAATAAACTTTGAGCAGTCAAACTATTAGACATAATTATCCTCGTGAATATTCAAATGTTAAGCCAATATCAACGGGTCCACTTGTAAAGGAAGCAAATTCGATTCGTATCTGTTGAGCAGTGGTGATTAACTGTCCATCACCACTAACTGAATGATTCGTAGCGGTTGTCGTGATCGTTCTGTTACCTAATCCCGGAATCGTAGTAAAACTCGCCCCACTACCAAACAGCAAACTAATTATAGCACTACCGCTAGACCCACTTAAAGTATTTTGAGCGTTTACAATCCTCAATAAAGTTATATTCTCCGTGTAAAAAATAGGCAAGGTAACAGCCACACTGCCAGTATTTGCACCTCGCAGTAAAACTGGTTCTCGCTGAATACGTGCGTCTGCATCGTTTAGTTTGTGAGCAATGCTACCAGTTTGATCACTACAAAATAAATCAAAACCGTCACCCGTTCTGACAAAATAAAGAGTATTTGCCTGTAAAGTCTCTGGCAAACTGCTGACTACTTTTTGCGCTCTAAATTCACTCATCTTACCAAGTTACACTATTCCAGCCTGTTGTAGGAAGCAAATTGCTATAAGTTAACAATCCGCTTGCATTTTCCCCGATTTTGTCAAGCTGAGTTTTATTAGCGTGAGTATGACTATTATTCACGGCCGCATCAATAGCCGAAACTGAACTGGTAGGACGACCTTGAATATTTGCCCACTGCAAAACTAAATCAATCGATTCAGACTCGCTTATCTTGGTCCAACTTGTCGTTGAGGCTCGATAAATATACGTGGCCGCGCCGGTTGTTACCGTAGTATCTCCCGTCGCGTCGAGAACTAAAACTTGAGTGTTTTTGGTGAGTGACGAAGCTAATGCGTTTCTTGCTGCTATATCAGCTACAATGGGCATTTCCCCGCCTAAACCAGAAATCGAAGCGTTAATTAATGCCTGAATATCAGTGTCAGTGAGAACTCTTTTGGCAGAAGACCCCGTAGCATCGGAAACGTAAATTTCAACATAATTCGGCTTTGATGGGGGAGCCACAAAATAAATTGCATAAGGCTGAAGAGTTCCAGGGAGTGCCGTTTCTCGAAATGCTTTAAAACTTGTCATAATTTTTACCAGCTAGTGCTATTCCATTGTTTTTTTAGGCTTTCTAGCCAGTCTTGTTCAGTTCCGACAAAACCGTTGCTCAGGGCTACTTGATAAGCAGATAGCCCAATAGGGCCCTGTAGTTGTCCGCCATTAATCCACTCTATACCCGACCAAGTGTAAAGAATACCTTGAATTAGGTAACCATGTCCTATAGAGGGGTTAGTAGGCAGATCGCCTACAGAATTAAGATTACCTTTAATTAATAGAGGCGGGCCAGGCGGGCCAGGAAATCCAGGAGGAACATCTTTAAGCACTAATGCACTTAGGCGCTCTTCTCCCTGAAGACTACCTATCTTGTCGCGTATACCAATAGCACTAGCGGCCTCTGATAGATTACCTCCATCTACAGCAATGAGGTCGCTGGGCGTATCCAAGATTACTAGAGTAATTGGTGGGCTCATAAGAGACATCGTTGATTGTAATTTACACATACAGTATTAGGCAGGCACTAAGCAGGCACGCACTAACAAAACTATACATGGGTTATGAGGCGGAATAGGGTTCACCCAAAAAGTTAATTATTAGATAATTCTCCCAGAAATGTCAACTATTTGGGAGAATATAGTAAGACAGGATCAAGTAAACAAACACACGAGAGGTAACAAGACATGACTTCTATTAATTTTTACGAAAGAACGGCGCTTATTAAGCGTATCGAAAACAATCTCAATGAAATTAACCAAAGATATTTTGAGGGAGGCCACGTGATATTATCAGTGACTGATAACGGTGATTACCTCACTGTCAAAAAACAAGGTGTTTACTTAGCAGGTTATGACACTCAAAAGCTTTTTGACGCTCTGGAAGATTTTAATAAAGAAGTTCGAGAGTTTCTTTTTCCTTATGACCTGTGGGACTATTTAGATCATTGCAAGTACACGCCAGAAGATCAAAACTCTGACAACTTAAGCAAATTAGTTGAGGAACTAGAAACAAAAAATGAAATTCTGGAGAAAAAAAATCAAGAATTAGAACAGAGCAAAGAATACAACGAAGCATGGATTGACAACTTAAAACAAAAGGTTCACGATTTAGAATCCTCAGTTTGGCTACTGCAACAGGAAAATAAGCGACTAAAAAATCAATCAGAGTTAGGAGTAAAAGTGATGATTAAAATTGAAATGGTAAAAATACCATCAAGTCAGGATCAAAAAATCAGTAGTTTTGCGATTGGTAAATATCCAGTGACTCAGGAACAATATCAGGCAGTAATGGGAAACAATCCCTCTCGGTTTAAAAATAATCCGCAAAATCCGGTAGAAAAGGTTAGTTGGGATGACGCTCAAGCCTTTTGTCAGAAATTGAGTCAAATAACTGGCAAAACCTATCGTCTACCAACGGAAGCGGAGTGGGAATATGCTTGTCGTGCAGGGACTACTACTGACTATTATTTCGGAGATGATGCTAATAAATTAGGAGATTACGCTTGGTATGGTGAAAATTCTGAGGGTACAACTCATCCTGTGGGACAGAAATTACCTAATGCTTGGGGACTCTATGACATGAGTGGCAATGTCTGGGAGTGGTGCGAAGACGGCGTGAATCGGGGCGGTTCTTGGTACAGCAATCCTGATCTCTGCCGTTCCACTTACTGCTACTACGACAACTACAGCCGCGACTACCGCATCAGCGATTACGGTTTTCGGGTAGTCTGTGACAATTAGTCAATTATCAGTTATCAGCAGTAAAAACAATGATCATTCAACAAGTCACTTTTCTCGCTAAAGACTTTGACGATACTGAATACCAATTTAGTGGCACCCTGTTTCCTAATGGTGCTGTAATGGTATCTTACGCTCACACAAACGACGGCTGGTTTGACAGTCTTGAGAGTGTTGATGCTTGCGGAAATGCAAGTGTAATCAATTGGGAACTAGGGAAAAAGTCTCGAATGTCAAGGGCTTCTGTAAGAGAATCCCTAAAAGGTGCTGTGCGAGAATTTGGATCGTACAAAGGCACAAAAAAAGGATTTAAGTTGCTTTGATTATCTTTTAGCGTCAGTTGGTTATTAGTTATCAATAAAAACAAAGCTAGGAGTAAAAGTGGTGATTAAAATTGAAATGGTAGAGGTACCAGCAAGTCAAGATCAAAAAATCGGTAGTTTTGAGATTGGTAAATACCCAGTGACTCAGGAACAATATGAAGCGGTAATGGGAGTTAATCCATCTTATTTTCAAGGTTATCCTCAATATCCAGATCCGCAAAATCCAGTAGAAATGGTTAGTTGGGATGACGCTCAAGCTTTTTGCATAAAATTAAATGGAATGACTGGCCATAAGTATCGTCTCCCCACACAAGAGGAATGGGAATATGCCTGTCGTGCGGGGACTACTACTGACTATTATTTTGGAGATGATGCTAATCAATTAGGAGATTACGCCTGGTACGAAGACAACTCTGGGCTGATAACCTATCCTGTAGGCGCAGCAAAATCACCTAATGCTTGGCTGATAACCCATCCTGTAGGGCAAAAATTACCTAATGCTTGGGGACTCTATGACATGAGTGGCAACGTCTGGGAATGGTGTATTGATAAGTGGCTGCGGGGCGGTTCCTGGAACGACCCTCCTTATTGCTGCCGTTCCGCAAATCGCGACAGCAGCCCCCCCCGCGGGCTCCGCTTCAACAATGTCGGTTTTCGGGTAGCACAAACTATTAGACCAACACTATTAGCTGAAGAGATGTGGGAAGCACAGCTGCCTGAACCGTATAAAGATATGATCCTATCTGAAGTAGTAGAATACCTAGAGACTCTACAGACTAAAGAGGAAAGAGGAAAGCTTCTGACCGCTATATACTGGTCTGGTTTTCAAACGTCTCTGGATCACATAGATGATTACAGTTCTTAACTCTGTGTTCGCTTGGCTATCAGTTATTAGTTGTCAACTAACAATTATTTAGGAGCAAAAAAATGAGTGATGCAGATTTTATTCGAGAAGTTGAAGAACTGTACCTGCGTCTTGCTAATGCAGATACAGATGATCTGGTTGAGTTAGCTAAACTTGCGGGTTTAGACCCTAAAATTGCAATTGAGATTGAAATGGTAAAAGTTCCTGACGCAACTTTTGCAATAGGAAAATATCCAGTGACTCAAGAACAGTATCAAGCAGTAATAGAAACTAATCCTTCCCATTTTCAAGGCAATCCTCAGAATCCAGTGGAAAGTGTTAGTTATGGTGATGCTCAAGCTTTTTGTCAAAAATTAAGTCAAGTGACTGGTAAGAATTACCGTTTACCCACAGAATCAGAGTGGGAGTATGCCTGTCGGGCTGGCACAACTACTGACTATTATTTCGGTGATGATGCTAATCAGTTAGGAGATTACGCTTGGTATTACGGAAATTCTCAGAAGACAACTCATCCTGTGGGCCAGAAAAAGCCCAATGCTTGGGGACTCTATGACATGAGTGGCAATGTTTGGGAGTGGTGCGAGGACAATTGGCATGATAACTATATCGGAGCGCCAAAGGATGGCAGTGCTTGGCTAAAAAATGGTAATGATAATCGTTCCCCATTGCGGGGAGGTTCCTGGGGCAGCCTTCCACGTAACTGCCGTTCCGCAATTCGCTTCAACGACTACCGCCACATCCTCCGCAACCTCACTTTCGGTTTTCGGGTAGTTTGTAATAATTAATTACTAATCAGTTATTTATCAATTATCAGTAATCAAAAACAAAACACTTAGGAGTAAGAAATGACAATTAAAATTAAAATGGTAGAAATATCGGCAAGTCAAGTTCAAGTCAATAGTTTTGCGATTGGGAAATACCCAATAACTCAAGCGCAGTATGAAGCCGTTATGGGAACCAATCCATCTTATTTTCAAAGCAATCCTCAGAATCCAGTGGAAAGTGTTAGTTATGGCGATGTTCAAGCCTTTTGTCAAGAACTAAGTCAAGTAACTGGTAAGAATTACCGCTTACCCACAGAATTAGAGTGGGAGTATGCCTGTCGAGCAGGAACTATTACTAATTATTATTTCGGTAATGATTGTCATCAGTTAGAAGATTACGCTTGGTATTGCGGAAATTCTGAGGGTACAACTCATCCCGTAGGATCAAAGTTACCCAATGCCTGGGGATTGTACGATATGCACGGTAACGTCTGGGAATGGTGTATTGATAAGTGTCAGCGGGGCGGTTCCTGGAGCGACATTCCTTATTTCTGCCGTTCCGCAATTAGCGACGACTACGGCCATGGCGACAGCCTCAACACTCTCGGTTTTCGAGTAGTCTGTGATTAATCAATCAGTTATCAGTAAAAACTATTAGTAGTTAACTGTCATGACACAGCAACAAAACAATCAAAACGATTATTTAGGAGTAAAAATGAAGATTCGTATTGAAGGTATTTGTGGGTGCAGTAAAGTCGGTATAGTTATCGACTTAAAATATATACTGTACGTGGCTTATATTTACGAAGATGTATTGCCTTCACGACAGTTGGATACGGAAAATCAGTACTATGTAGTTTTTGATCCCATTATTCAACTGCAACCAATTATAACTACGCTTGAGTTATCACCTGAATTGCGTCAATGGAACAGTTAATTTATCAGTTATCAGTTATTAGTTATCATCAACAAATAAACAGAGGTAATTATGTTTCACCTAAACTTTGCAGAAAAAGATGAGAATGGTAATTCTAATAATCAGACTTTTACTGTTGCCGCTATTATACGCGATAAAAAAGGAAAAACTAAAGAGTATTCCCACAATATAAATACAGAAGCTGATGTTACTGAAATTTTTGAATATTACAATCAACGAGACGATTTATTGTATTTTGAGGCTATAGACGTTAAAACTGGTCAAATCATTAAACTAAAGTGAGTAGTGATGATTAGATTTTAACTTGGATCGGAACCGCATCAAATAACAATTATTTAGGAGTAAAAAATGAAAGGTATTCGCATTGATGGTATATCTCCAAACGTAGGTAGAATTGCTCTTGTTGTTGATTCAAAACACATACTAACAGTTTTAACTGTTTACGAAGATATACTGCCTTGTCCATCGTTTAACATTCAGCAACAATACTATGTGATGTTTTATCCTGACTTAGATCTGCCGCCAATCATTACGGTGTCTGAGTTGTCACCAAGAATAAAAGAATGGATTAATGAGCAGCTTGACGGTTAAGGGCATGAACCTCTCGATATTCAGAGAACATTCACTATTTTATCCAAAAGGATCAAGGATGGATAATAAATGAAATTAATGCTTGAAGAAGAATGGGTATATTTGTTAACAACTGCATCAAAATTGTTTACTTAGTTTATTAATCAGTTATCAGTAATCAGTTAGTAATCATCAACCAAACCTAGTTGCGCTAATTAACAACCATGAATATTATTTCTACTGTCATTCTATCTATTGTGAGTATTGTAATATTGACAATACTTATACTAATTGTTACTTTGATTATGTTTTATACAATTGATTTTTCTTCTGGATTTATTGAAGCTTTTGAAGATTTTATCAATACTCGAAAAAATAAATAATCACCATAGATACTGAAATGGAATTAATGCTTGAAGAAGAATGGGTATATTTGTTAACAACTGCATTAAGATTGTTTACTTAGTTTATTAATCAGTTACCAGTAATCAGTTAGTAATCCTCAACCAAACAAAAAAATGAACTCCCTACATAAACTAGGTAAATACCATAATCTAGAAAAGCTAAACAGGATAGCAAATAATCCTTGTTTTACTGATAAGTTTCCTAAAAAACATAATTGGCTAAGCCCTCTTTATGATATGTACGATTGCCCTTATACTTTATGGGCGACACTAGGAGTGGAGTGGCACGTCGATGACATCGATGAGGACAGAAAATACTCAATTATTTTAGTTGTTCAAAGCGATAATTATGAGCTTTACGCATCTACAGCAAATGATAGTATTTTGGAAAAACTTCTAAAAACACATTACTTTGGCGACATTAGTGGGCGGATAGATAATCTGTTGATTCGTAGAAAAGACACTCAAAGACTAATAGTAAAAGCAGGAGATATTTTACTATTAGATATCTCATACTATCATAAACTAGAAAATACAAGAAAAACAGAAAACCCTTTTATCTTTATTAGCTTAGACATTGATTTTATCCCAAAAATCAAAGAAGCGATTAAGGTTGTCAATTATTTTGTTCACGATTTTTGTAATTAATGAGGAGTAAAACAATAACTAATACTACCGAGAACACATACACACCCGATTGGGTTTCTCCTGGTGGGGAAACCCTTGCTGACATCCTAAAAGAGAGGAAAATAACTAGAAGTGAATTTGCCCAGCGCATGGGGTTGCCAAAAAGACTATCAATCAACTAATAAAAGGTAAAGTGGAAATTACCATTCGTATTGCCTACAAAATGGAATTAGCTTTAGGTGTACCTACTGCTCGTTTTTGGATAGAGCGCGAAAGACTTTACCGAGAATCTCTAGCAAATCAAATCGATTAGGATATTTTTACAACTATTAACATAGACTAACAACTAATTATCTTTGTCGAAAATTTATCGTCATTCTGCAGATTAACAATAAAAACTATGGCGATCAAACAACCATAACTACAGACTTAAGGTTTATTCACAGTGCCGTCGTGAACTATGTCCAGTCAAACTTTTAGAGTAATGATTAAATTCTACTGGAATGATAAATTAATAACAGGACATACTTTATTATTAATAACCGAATGCAAAGGTTATGCTATATCACATTGGTACAGTCACCCTAATAAATTGGAGAAAATCAATGAGCCAAAAAATTCACTATCATGCACGCACAGAACATCAGATTCCACTGATGTCAAATAAGTTAACAGATACAGTCGGTAATTTAGTTTTTCCTTTTTCTGATAAAGAAGAGCAATTAGAATTTTTTGGTCAGATGCTTGAAGAGCTATTAACCATATCATCTGTAGCAAGATATACACCAGAAAATACTGCATTAAATACAATTAAAGCTTTGTTGTCTAAATTGGATTAATGCAAAATTAGCAATCAGTTCTTGTAATTAACCAGGAGTAAACCAATGAACATTAAACCGCAACTTAAAGGCAGTATTCGATTATTTTTAGAAGGTTCAGAAGATGGACTCCAGCGCCTAGCAGATTTACATCAATCGGGGGAATTGCAAGCCCTTCTCAATAAACATAAATCAGACGATATACCCGAAATTGTCGTCACAAAAGCAGAGTTCACTACAGATGTAAAAGTTAAAGTCGAGTTCACTACAGATGCAAAAGTTATTGAAAAAGCCAAATTAATTAAGGCAATTCGAGAGGGAACAATCGATAAGACAACTCTACAACAAGTTGATTTAAGTGGGGCTGACCTGATTAAGGCTGACCTAAGTGGGGCGGACCTGAGAGAAGCTAAACTGAGTGGGGCTATTCTGAGAGGGGCTAAACTGAGTGAGACTAAACTGATTAAGGCTGACCTAAGTGGGGCGGACCTGAGAAGGGCTGACCTGAGTAAAGCTATTTTGTGGGAGGCTACTCTAAGTAGGGCTACTCTAAGTGGGGCGGACCTGAGAAGGGCTGACCTGTGGGGGGCTAAACTAAGAAGGGCTGACCTGAGTGATGCTAAACTGAGAGGGGCTAACCTGAGAGGGGCTAACCTGAGTGATGCTAAACTGAGAGGGGCTGACCTGAGTAAAGCTATTTTGTGGGAGGCTACTCTAAGTGGGGCTGACCTGAGTGGGGCTGACCTGAGTAAAGCTATTTTGTGGGAGGCTACTCTAAGTGGGGCTACTCTAAGTGGGGCTGACCTGAGTGGGGCTGACCTGAGTAAAGCTATTTTGTGGGAGGCTACTCTAAGTGGGGCTGACCTAAGTGGGGCTAACCTGAGTGATGCTAACCTAAGAGAGGCTACTATGAGAAGAGCTAACCTGAGAGAGGCTACTCTGAGAGGAGCTAACCTGAGAGAGGCTACTATGAGAGGATCTGACCTGAGAGGGGCTAACGTTGAAAACGCTATCTTTATCGATGCAACGGGTATCACCCCTGAACAAAAACAGGATTTAATTCGACGAGGGGCAATTCTATTGCGAAATTCTAATGTACCTAACTAAAACATCACAGATCTCCAACATTATATGGCAAGCGACAGACTACCAGTTCTTATCATTATACAAACCTATCCCTGAGGAAGCGGGCCGCTTTATTCAACTCTGGTTCGAGGATATGGAGCCCCACATTAACTATACGCGGTTACATGCTAGGATGAGTGGTGGTCAGGATAACTCTAATAAATACTACCTAACTAATGTGCTCGAGTTAGGTATAGCCGCATGGGGGGCCGACTTCTATAATGATAAGAATTCAGTGGACCAATGGCGTATTCACTACTATAGCCCTACTATACGCCGCCTTGTTGAGAGCACCCCTCTCAATATGCCGGGTGGTAATCTACGTTATTACTGCCAGCTGGCTATGATAACTAACTCTGAATCCGTTAATGGAGTATGGGCTCGTCGCACTCAGCATTATCGGCGCGATAGTTACCAGCGCCATAACCATGGTGAGTTCGGTATGACTAAGGAGGAGATGCAATTAGTAATAGAGAATATAGAGCCTATACTCGAGACAGGCCTGTTGATAAAGTGGGGCGATTACTACTATTGGCCCGGCGCACGAACACGACACTTATTGCTTAACAGCAATAAGGAGCTCCACATCATGGGCAGTGATGCTCTCGAGATAGGTAGACTTAAACAAGGGAGGAGACAAAATGCAGTATAACGCAATTGATGTCGTGAAGGCGTGGGCCTATCAGAATCTAGGCTTAGATTCCAATAATAAATTTATTGGAGTTCATGTCAATCGATCTAGTTACGTAGTAAGCAACAATACTAGAGAAGACCGTCCTGATGATAATGATGGCGATATGTACTTCCTATCATACATTCATGATAATGTAGATGTCTCTATCTTCCTAGCCACTAATGGAGATGTAATTGTCGCTCGTGATAAAATCGATGAAGAAGGTGACCCCTCTATATTAATCGGCAGTATAGACGATATTATAGATGGTAAGCCTCTCTTTCCTATAAGTCAAATTCTCAAAGATCACCATGACTCCAGAACAAATTCAGAGACTACGCGACAATAATTGGATCCTAGATGACCTCCAGGGCGTATCAGATAAAGAACTCGATTGGGTACAGAGCGTATTGGCCCTTCCAGAATACTACGAGGAGACTGGTAGAGAGTTAACCCAGAGCAATATAGACTGGATTATCACCCTACTCCTCTCTAACTACGACGAGAGCGGCGCTGATCTACCTCCCGAGCAGCCCGAGCTGCCTCAGGAACAAACTTAGCCGCCTTGTTGATAACACGGGCCCTCTCCTGCTTAGATAGATTGCCGTGGCCCCGCAGTTTAAGGGCACTCAATGCGCTGCGCTTATCGAATATAGGGAATCTATCCCCCACTGTACCGTACTCGGCCCGCGCTTCTGCTGTTACATTACCCTTCTTAGTTCTATTCATAGTTATAACAATTGGGTATGATTATGCTGGCAGAGGCGCGGGCCCTAATAGTAAACCTTCAACTAATAAATTTATACGATATCATCCAGCATCTAGTAAAATTATCTTGTTTAAATTGCTAGATCATGTTAAAATTAAATGAAGTGGAGAATTTATGCCGTACATTCAAACTAATCTAAAACTCACTATTAGTCAGCATCACTATCTGCGTCGGCTAACGGCTGGTATGAATAGTGATAGTCGGCGTTTATTCATCCACACGTTTTTGTGCCAGCGCCAAATGCGTGCTAAGTCTGATTACCATGCGTGGAAGGGTGTGCCCCTGCCTCGTAAGAGCTTCATTCACGTCTACTGCAGAAATTATAGCTGGGAAAGTGTAGAGCCGTTCATGACGCGGGCCCCTTATTACGCTAAGGAAGGGATCTGCTTCCGCTACCGTATCCACGAGCACATCATCGATACCTTCATTGAGAAGGGGGAGGATTTACTATTGAGCCCCTCTCGACTACAGGATCAGTGGTTCGTTGATGCAGATGGCCGCCCCCTTCCTAAGCTCAATAAGCCGCTTAGTAGCGCACCACCAACACAGGTTGATTTGGGCTATGGCATCGCGTGGCTGATACGACAACGAGATCGAATAGAGCGTACTCGCGATAGCCTGAGTGATGCTGAGCTGGCTAGTAAACGGGCCCGCTACCTCCACAACCTTAACTGCTATCAGGGTATACTCGAGCGCGTGACGAGTATCGACTACACGAAACGTCAGGCAGAGTATTCGCAGGAGCTGACCCAGCCCCACGAGGGGCTCCGCGTGTACGAGAAGGGGGGCGGTCTCCAAGGTGCTAGTCGTAACTTCAGAGAGGTGCTGCTAATATCCAGCCCTGTCATTAATTACGACGTCGTCAAGTGCCACGCGACGATTGCCCATCATGAGATGGAGAAGCTAGGTATTAGTTCCCATCTGGATGAGATGCTATCGGGCCGTGTGAGTTCTCCTGACCCCCTACTGTCTGTAGGCACTGTGAAGACAGCCGTGTTAGCAGTAATCAATGGGGCCCGGCTCGTTAAGCGTCTCAGTACCCGCTTCACTATACCGCGCTTAGTACTAGAAGAGCCACTCCTAGCTGATAAGGATGTACCCACTAAGGCGCGGGCCCTCTCAAGCCTAGTAGGATACCTTAAGGGCATAGCTACCAGCATAGCGAAGTGGTCTAAACTGATTCCCAAGCATGAGAAGATAGCGGCAATATCAGCACTGTTACAACGCATAGAGGTAGACAGCCTACGAGACATCCACGACCTCGCATCCAATAATCAGCACGACGGGGCCCTGATTCATAATACCATCGACATCAGCAAAGTAACACCTGGATACCTAAACATACAACCCAAGCCGATTTCCACACCCGACCCCGAGGAGTCCGTCTCCGTGTGCGGCCGCCAGATCGAGATCATACCATTCAACGCAGAGTGCGCCAACATCGCGGACATCATTATGGGCGCGGGTACGCGGCTCCATGCCACATCGGGATACGGTGACTGGGCCCCCACCCCCCATAAGAATACCATTAGTAGATCAGATAGCAGCGCTGATACATCGAATCTCAGCGCTGATGATAGTAATTAATACCCGTACAAGGGAGACGTGTGCCTTGATTCAACAATACAATAACCTATCTATAGAATTCATTGATGTTTATGTTAGCGCTAGGGATGTTCTCAGAGCTCTCAATCTCTCTGACGATGCTCTAGAACAGGTCACTAGTCATAACAAGCTTATGAAGAACTCAACAATGGTGCTAGAACCAGCTGGTGTATATCAGCTGGTTCTTATCAATGATGAGATAGACTTCTGGGACTGGTACAGCGACGAAGCCCTGGCTGTTGCTAAGGAGTCGATGTTGCGTATGAGTAATTACATGAAGGCTCGTCGTATCCTCAAGGATATCATGGATGCCCCCGATGCTGTCAAGCTGCCCCGCATAGTTGATCAACTAATCGCAGCACGACAGTATAAGGATGGTATATCTAAAACTGCTGCCATACTGTATGTAAAGCAGCAGGTAGAGAATAAGTTGAAGGAGCGCGGCCACCCTCATCCTCCTCTTATATTAACGTTCTCTGATACACACATCGATATAAAAGGCGAAGTTAAGTACGAGGACGCGTTAACCATATGCTACGAGATAGCAGGAGAATATATTGCTTGAGACTGTATTGGCGCTGCCCGCCATTAGACAAGACAGAACAGCACTACCCTTCGTCTTCCCAGAGTTATCCCCCTATACTCTCCTGAGTATAGAAGATGGCATTCCTGACATCACTATCAACGTAGTGGCTACTAGTCCGTGGGCCCAGGGCACACACTATGGCACTATGTATTGGACTGTTCTAGTAGTGCGTTATCAGAACAGCCCCTTCTTAGTAGTGGGTCGCCGTTACGTGACAGATGGGCTTAACCCTAACGAAACGGCCCTCCGCTACGTAGTAGACCAGGACCTCTATCGTACGGCTATCAACTACGCACTGCAGCAGGAGACAGAGGAGGTAGTCTTTACTAATAAAGAGCGGCCCCTCGATAAGGAAAAGGCCCAGGCCTTTCATCGTGTAGGTGGTGAGATACGCTTTATAGAGGCCGATGCCCTCAGCTGCACTATTGGGGACATCAATACATTACTTGATATATTATTATGAAACATCAAAATACGCAATCAAAGAAGGTTCCAGTCTCAGTTAATCCAGATTCAGTTAAACCGTTGCAAAAGTTAGAATTGTTATCATTTAACTTTGAGGTGGTGGGAGTAAATGAGAAGGGTGAGCAAATCAAAAAAGAGTCGAAACAGTCCCAATATTTCAGCGAAGATTTGGGCAACGACATCACCTTAGAGATGATTGCCATCCCAGGAGGAACTTTCCTGATGGGTTCACCGCAAGACGAGAAAGATAGTTACGATGATGAACGCCCTCAACATGAGGTTACTGTCTCCACCTTTTTCATGGGCAAGTATTCCATCACCCAGGCACAGTGGAGAGTAGTTGCCTCTCGCAAGGATTTGAAAGTAGAAAAAGACCTTGATCCTGATCCCTCCCACTTTAAAGATAGGGAAGGATCATACGCGCGCCGGGATAGACCCGTGGAACAAGTCAACTGGTACGATGCCGTCGAGTTCTGCGCGAGATTATCTAAATTAACGGGAGGGGAATACCGACTTCCCAGTGAAGCGGAATGGGAGTACGCCTGTAGAGCGGGGACAACAACCGCCTTTCACTTTGGGGAAACCATTACGGGAGAACTGGCTAACTATGATGCCATTTATACCTACGCCGATGAACCGGATGGAGAATATCGACAACAAACTATTCCCGTGGGACAATTTCCCCCCAATGCCTTCGGACTCTACGATATGCACGGCAATGTCTGGGAATGGTGCGCCGATACTTGGCACGATAATTATGACGGTGCGCCAACGGATGGCAGTGCCTGGATAGAAAATGGGAATGATAATCGTTCTCCTATGCGGGGCGGTTCCTTGGGCGGCTATCCTCATTACTGCCGTTCCGCGATTCGCCTCAACAACTACCGCCGCGACGACCGCGACATCAATGTCGGTTTTCGGGTAGTCTGCGTATTCGGGAGAACTCTCTAACCCTTTTTCCTTTTTCCCCTTTTACCCTCATTCCCTATTTTTTCTTTTTTCTTTTCTTTCCCGCCCTTAGGCGGGTCGATTTTGTAGGGGCGAACTGCGTTCGCCCACCGGCAATAATCGGGTTAATCACGGGATTGGGGTTTTTTGGGGTTTTTTGGTGGGGGTTGGGCGCACGCGGTGCCGCCCCTACGGGTTTTGGGGGGGTTGG